TATCATCATCACCCCTGAGATTTTCGAGCCTTTCCTTGGTCTTGGCGGTGACTTCGTCGTCCTTGTTGCTGCTGAACAACTCGTCCATCAATTCCTTGTGGTGCTTGTTGGCCTTGTTCATCATGTCGACGTCGTGATCCCTCGTCCGCTCGCCTTCACCCGTACGCCAGGTATTCTCAGCCTGCTGCAATATTGCCTGCTGGTCTAGGCCATTCTGTTGTATATCGAGCGCGCGATTCTCAATCGCCTCTCGGAACTCTTGCGTCGTCGCAAACTGTTCCTCTTGTATCTCCGACTGCGCTATCCGGAAGGATTCGTCTTTACCGAACTCATACTCTCGCAAGCGAACGGTCTCGTCGTGGAACCCTTTGTTCTGCTTCAGCGCGGCATATCGGTAAGCGTCTTCGTTCGTAATCCCCAGTTTCGTCAGAGATTGAGCGGCTTCAGTGAGTGTCTTTTCCTGATCCAGCGCCGAGAGTTGGAAGGCATTGTCCGCCGTCATGTCCGTCTCTTGTAGATCTTGCGCTCGAGTCTGGATCGCCTCTTGGAACTCCTGCGTCGTCGCAAACTGACTCTCCTGTATCTCCGACTGTGCTATCCGGAAGGCATTGTCCGCCGTCATGCCATCCTCTTGTAGATCTTGCGCTCGAGTCTGGATCGCCTCTTGGAACTCCTGCGTCGTCGCAAACTGACTCTCCTGTATCTCCGACTGTGCTATCCGGAAGGCATTGTCCGCCGTCATGCCATCCTCTTGATACTTCAGCGCCCTTTCGCGGAGGGCCGTGTCCATCTCCCGGGCAATCACCGTCTCATTGAGAGACGAAGCAAACTGGTCATTCTGCTGCATCCTGCTTGAAACCTGCTCGTTCATGCTCGTCGCGAACTGGTCTTGCTGCGCATCGAACTCGTCGCGCCTCATACCTATGTTCTTCGCAAACTCGTCTGCGCGCTGGTCGAATTCCCTGTCTGCGAGCCTCGACTGCTGGTTGAGGGAGTCCGTGCGCCACTTATCCTCGGCCTGGTCGCGCGCCGCCTGCTGCGACAGAGACGTGTCGGCCTGCATGAGCTCCTTCGTCCGGAATTCGATGTTCGATTGGTCGCGCGCCTCCTCAAGCGACAGTGACGTGTCGGTCTGTTGTAACTGCTCGGTACGGAAATCGATGTTCGCGAGGTCGCGAGCCTTTTCCAGTGATAGCGAGTCGTCCTGTAGCCTGATTTGTTCCGTGCGAATCTCCACGTCGGCCTTGTCCCGCGCCGCCTGCTGCGACAGAGACGTGTCGGCCTGCATGAGCTCCTTCGTCCGGAATTCCTTCTCGGAGCCGAAACGAGCCTCTTCCAGCGTGAGCGAGCGATCGGCCTGCATGAGCTGTTTCGTGCGGATGTCTACGTCGGCGCCATGCCTAGCTTCATCCAAAGACAGTGACCTGTCGCCCTGCATGAGCTGCTTCGTGCGGATCTCATGGTCGGCCGCGATCCTGGCCGCTTCAAGCGTCAGCGACTTATCGCTCTGAAGTAGCTCCTCCGTCCTGAATTCCACCTCGGCGTCGTGGCGGGCCTCGTCCAGTGTGAGTGATCTGTCGCCCTGCTTGATCTGAGCCGTACGGATCTGTACGTCGGCTTCGTGGCGGGCCTGATCCAACGATAGCGAGTCGTCGCCCTGGCGTATCTGCTCAGTGCGAATCTCTACGTCGGCCTTGTTCCTGGCCTCTTCGAGCGATAGCGACTTGTCGACCTGTTGTAGCTCCTTCGTCCGGAATTCTACCTCGGCGCTGTGGCGGGCCTCGTCCAGCGATAGCGATCTATCGCCCTGGCGTATCTGTTCAGTGCGAATCTGTACATCGGCTTCGTGGCGGGCCTCATCCAGTGTGAGCGACTCGTCGCCCTGACGGATCTGCTCAGTACGAATCTCCACGTCGGCCTCGAGGCGAGCCTCTTCCATCGTGAGCGTACGATCTTCCGTCTTCGCTTGCTGCACCAACTCGGCCGCACGAGCGTCCACCATCTTCTGGTCGATCTCGAATCCCTTCTCTGCCTTGTAGCCCTCCAACTCTGCGAGATAGCGATCGATGCCAGAAGCATCGCCGTACTTGGCTGCGTCGATTCCGAACCTGCCAGCCCGTTCGCGATCCTGGCTCTCGGACTCGGCCATCATCCGCGTCAACTCGAGTTCTTCGGCGCCACGGTTCGCATCAAGCTGGCCCTCAAGTCCTACGCGCGCCTGACCTTCGTAGCTGCTGCCGACGAGACCACGTTGCGCGATCCATTCGTCAATATCGGTGCCCGACTTTGCACGGGAGGCATCGCGCTTAGCGTCACCGACTTCACGGGTCTGGGTAGCCAACTCCGACAGGTATCTGTTTGGTGTGCCCATCCACTGCTTCGCGAAGTCGGCTACATCAGAGCTCGGCCCACCAGGTGGTGGCGGTGGTGGTGGCGCTGGCGGTGGTACTGGTGGTGGTGCGTATGTGGGCGTCCCAGTCGGGGTGGTGGCGGTCGCCGGAGTGGTGGCGGTCGCCGGAGTGGTGGGCGGCGCGGGGGCGGCACCGCCAGTCGGAACGTCAGTGCCAGACGGGAAGCTGACGTTCGCGTCCTTGAGCGCGGTTTTCGCCGCGGCAAGCTCATCCGCTGGGGCTGCGGGGTCTGCTCCGGCGGTTGGATCTGCTATAGCCATTTTAGACGCGCTCCTTTCGGACATATCCGCTCAGACCAAGCAATGTGATGCGTGCGGCGTCCGAGGTCTGCACCTCAAGTTGTGGCTGGTCGCCTTTCGCAGAAATAAACTTCCTCGCGCGGACCGACTGGTTAAGTGCTCCCGCAGCGATCGGGATCGATTCGAGTGCTGTGAGCGCGCCCGCTGCCCTGACACCGGCATTGACCGTGATCGCGCTGCTGTTGATCGATGAGACGTGCATGACGCGCACCTTCTTTTCGTGTATGATGCTGCCGAAGAAGAACGGCTTCGACACGATTTTCATGGTGACCGTAGATCCACCTGTGCCGTTCGAGAGCACGTCATCCAGAGTACCCTCCCCGTGCAGCCTCACAAAGCCGTCATAGCCAATCGAATGGACCCTGCCGGGGTGTCCAGAGATAGGTGCCACGAAGATTGTGGACGGCATCGTATTATCGACTACGGTCTCCAGGTAGCCGTCAGAGTCCGCCGCTGTCGGATCGCCGCCGGCACCCGTCGAAACGAGCTCAACGTAGCCAGATGGGGTACGCCTGAACTCGACACCGCTTGATCCGGTCGTGAGGTAGCTATCAGCGCCACCGAGGAACAGAACGTCGCCAGTGGTACTGATCGGTACATCTACCGCTGGGGCACCGAAGTGGGTCTGTGACCGCTGGCGCATACTGAAGCGAAGCACGATGTCGTTACGTGTTCCGCTCGTGGACACCGCCAGTCGATATTCCTCTTTCGTCGCGTCATACGCACCGCTCGGTAAGCCCGGCGACGATAGCAGCTCTTCGCGGTCGATCTGGTCGATGTATTCTGTGATCCCGCGACTGAGCAGCAGGATATCTTTACCTGGCGTGTAGTACTCGACACCACGTTTACTCAACCAGCAGCAGCCGTTGTCGCCGGTAGGAGTGAGCGACCTGAACGCGAGCAAGCCCACAGAACGACTCAGCCCAGTAGCGCCGCTCGCCACGATGATTGTCTGCTCACCAAACCCGTCGATGTAACTGGTCTGGTTCTCATCGAACACAAGAAGGTGCGGCCCGATCTGGAGCAGGCCAGTCGGTGTGCCGCCTGACGCCACAAGGATCTGGAGCGTGAGCCCCTTTGGGCTCGCCCAGACCGTCGGGTCAGCGACTTGAGATGCCTGCACGATCGAACCGCTATGGCCGGTCGCGTAGAGTCTGCCGTTGAACGGCTCAATCTGCTTCGCGCCCGTCGGCCCGTTCGTTAGTTCGCTCCATGTCGTGCCGTCCCACGACTGGATGTATCCGGACCCGCCGTTCGCCATGTACAGATAGTTCGATGCGCCGACCCGCATCTCAGCGAAGTCCCAGAAATCTTCACGCAGGCCGGTCGCGATCTGGGACCATGATGCGCCGTAGTCGGTGCTACTGTACGCGGTGTCGCCCGCGATCGCGATGAACTGGACAGCACCTGCCGCAGTAATGAACGGGCGGGCGCCCCAGCCCCTGCCGCCACTGTTGAGCGCGGTAGCATGTAGTCGTGCTGATCCGCCACGATGCGATACCGACGAGTCTGGTTCCAGCCGTCCATTTAAGATCAGGGCGAGCGCGTCTTTCGGGAACCGAGTAGCCGCGGTGTTATCGACCTGACCTCGCCTGAAGTCGGTGGTTAACTCTGTCAGTAGCTTTGGCATCGCACCCTACTTCTATTTTGTAACCGTTATTTAAACTGGCTTAATCTTTTCAGCTTGATTTACCATTGACGCCCATCTTAGGCGTCGTCTTTCTCGAAATAACCCCAGATCGTTACGACCGCTGCTCCGCCAACTGTCACGTAATCGACACCAATCATCTGGTTTTGGCCGAGCGTGATAATGTCGTCCATCCGGACCTCACGCATATTTGCCGCTGGAATGCCGCCACTCCACATGATGTCGCCCTGTGTGTTACCAGTCTCGTCGGCTTTTGCTGTCGCTGGCGCTGTGTTGGTGCTTGCGCCGTTCAGGTTCGTACCAGTAACCGCGGTGCCAGCCATCGTGACTGTCGCTGCGGTTGGACGATGGACCTGTACGACGGTCGCGGTATCGCCCCACAGCCACATCGCGTGGATGTGCAGCTTCTTGTCCTCGGACGTGTTGTAGACGCCAAGGATCGTATCAGCCGCCGTGTAGTTATAGGTGAGATTCGACCAACTGAACGCAAGGCCGTCAAAGCGAGCGTTGTAGTAAGCCCGGTCAGCTACCCGCGCAGAGACATTGAGTCTGCCGGATGGACTCGCTTCAATGGGCTTGTTGTTGTTTCCGCCTACAATTATGAGTGGCATTATTTCTCTCCTGGCCCGAGGGCTAGTTCCGTGACGACCTCAAGGTGCGTTAGCACCCGGTCGAATTTCTCGTTCAACGCTTCCAGCTCGCCTTGCAACAAATCGATCTTCTGTGAGTTTGCGCCCAGTGCTACGAATGCCATGAAATCATCTCCCTCGTCTGTTTCGCCGTCATACCGCGTGTAGGTGTCGTTTCCGACATCGCCCTCGAGGAACTCTGGGATGAGCCAAACGGTGTAGTCGTCGCCGGTATCGCGAGTGATCGTGACATCTTGCTGGCGGTTGGCCCTGCAATCGACTCGAGTATCCGAGACAAAGAGATCCGCGTTGAACGTCGCGCCACCTCCACTGCCTCCGTCATGCTGGACATGCACTCGGACGAACATGGTCGCCCTAGTCGCCCTAAACCGGAGAATGACGTTATCTCCTGACGGCCTGATGCCCTGGATCCAAACTCCAGGGCGCTCATCGAAATGGGACCAGAAAAACTTGAGGAGGCGGTTATACCAGCCGTCGCCTGATCGTTGAACCGCTTCGCCTGATCGTTGAACCGTATCGTCTGGCACACTACTTGAACGTCGCGCCACTCTGGCTCCCCGTTGATTATATCGACCATGATGCTACTTCTACTTCTTCTTTTCGACTTTCAGAAGACCGCCCATATCGAAGATCGTATTGGCAGTCAGCTCGACAGCGGTATTGCCGTCCGGTGTCCACCCGTAGGAATCCTCTCTTTCGTAGAGTATGATCGGCTCGTCGAAATACATTTCAGCTACCATGAGCTCGTTGAAGGCTGTTAGATACGAAGGCCATCCAGGCATCTCCGATGACACCCTGGTGGCCGTAGCCTCTCCCTCTGCGGGGACCCCGTGCTCTTCCACCAGGCCCTTGTTCAGCTCATTCACGTCATCGATACGGCCTCGGATCTGCCGCTGTACTTCAACGATGCCAAGGGCAACCCTCATGGGCACCTTGGTGCCACCACACTCTCTGAGTGCGACCTGAAGTGCCGCGAGCTCTTTGTTCAGGACTGCGATTCTTCCGTTACTGGGCATTGCCCCTGTTCCTATTTTGTGTCATCGAAGATGGCGGTAATAAACGCCTCGGGGTCAACCGAAGACGACCTGGCGCTAGCCCGCATCGTGCCGTCAGGATCCGGGACGGACCATATCGCCTTCACGGTTGGACTGCCATCAGGGTCATAGGATATCTC